ATAATAATTTATTTATATATAATAATATACTTAAAACTTTCTAGATAAACAAATATAAAAAAGAAAAGCCACATCTCTGTGGCTCTTGCTATTAGTTTTCTTGAACTAGTTCTGGTCCTGCAAATAGGACACTTAATGCTTGTGTAATCATTGCTGCATCTTTTAAGCTATACGCTCCTTTTAAAAATGCTTGATTTATTGCCTGTTCAATCACTTGTTTTGCTTGATCCTGATTCATATTTTTGATAATTCTGTTGTTTGTTTTTTAGTTAATCCTGCTGCAAACCAGTCTTTACTTAACATAATTCTAATATGATCCTCATTACGTTTTAAAGTATCTGTTTCTTCTTCAGTTAAAGTTTCTTTAGCTTTTAACTCAGTGATTAATGCAACGCTATCATAAGCTGCTGATACAGATTTTGCTACTTGTTCTGGTGTTAATTCTAATGCCATGATTTTTATTTTTTGTAAAGTTATTATTTTATTTAATTATTATGCTATTTGTAATGGAATTTTATAGTCAACACCATTAATTTTAACAGTCCATGATTTAGTTGGTACTAATGCTTCAGTAGCAATTGTACCCGCATTAGTTCCAGAAGATCCAACTACAAATTGATTATTAGCTGTTGCTTGAGCTTGTTTTCCTAATATTATACAATTATTATAATTTTGATTATCAATAGCAGATCCTATCATAATATTATATTGACCTGTTGTATTACTGTTTCCAGCAGATGCACCGATTGCAATATTATACTGACCTGTTGTATTTTCATATAATGAATTTTCACCAATAGCTATATTTCTTTGTCCAGTTGTGTTGTAAAATAATGTTGAAATTCCTAAGCATGAATTACTATTACCACTGATATTAAAATACAAAGAATTATTTCCAACTGAAGCATTACCAATTCCATTTATATTATTGTATGATGAATTAACACCAATTGCTGTATTTTCAGAACCTGTTGTATTAGAATATAATGCAGTTCTTCCAATTCCAGTATTGTAAACTTGATTTGTCCCTGTATAACCTGCTCTCCATCCAAAAAAAGCATTTGCTGACCCACTAATATTATCTGCAAAAGCATCTTCACCAACAAACGTATTTTCTAAAGCATCAGTTGGAGGAACTGGAGCTGGTACCAAATCTAAGAAATCAGTTACTGATATTGCACCTGGTAAATATGTATCACCTCTTCTTGCATCTTTTAAACCTAATGGAATTAAGGTTTGAGTTGCATCTACTGTTGTTACTTGTCTTTTACTTTTAAGCCAAGATATAAAATTTAAAACATCCATTTCTATTTATTTTTATGTTAATTATTATGCTAATAAAATTTTTCTAGCTACACCATTAATAACCACATTCCATACTTTAGTAGAAGTGTTTACTTCATTTGTTACTGAACCTGCTGGATCACCAACTGAACCTACTACAAATTGATTATTACCTGTAGCCTGAGCTCTTCTACCTAATAATACACAAGAACTGTAATTTCCAGCATATGTTTCATAACCTATACCTGTATTATATGAACCAGTAGTTAAACCACCTAAAGCACCTAAACCTACTGCAACATTATCACGCCCAGTGGTAATATCAAATAATGTAAACGCTCCAATACCAACATTATTTTTACCGGTAGTATTAAAAAACATTGATACTACACCGATTCCTATATTATTATCACCTATAGTGTTAAACAATAAACTGCTATTACCAATTGCTATATTTTGAAAACCTTCAGTATTAGTACGTAATGTATCTAAACCAATACCAATATTTTGTGCATTTATAGTGTTTCGTAATGCATTTGTACCAATTGCAATATTTGCTTCTTTATCAACATCACTAAGATCATTAAATACATTTTCTCCAATAAATATATTATCTTTGTTATCATATAAAGTAGGTGCAACTGAACCTGCAAAATCTTCTACAGTAATAGTTACTGGGATATATCCATCACCTCTTTTATTATCTTTAACTCCTAATGGAATTACTGTCAAAGCTGGGTCAACAGTTGTTACTTGTTTTTTTCCTTTAATCCAGGAAATTATATTTAAAACATCCATGTCTTTATTATTTAATTTAGTCTATTATTTTTTAGAAACTATATAGTTCAAAGTATATATATAACTTACCTGCACCTTGATTAACTCCTGCTGCTACTGGACTTGCATTGTATAATGCACAACTTATACCTGGTAGAAAACCTGTTGAAACAAAGTATGGTACATAGTTATCATCAATTGATGGGTTATAATATAAAGATGTTTGTAAATATACTCTATCAGCATCAGTAAAATCTACTGAATCATTAGTAATAATTAATGGTATTGCAGATGCAAAACCTGGTGAAGGTACAGGACCTGCTGTTAAGTTAAGTACTTCAATCACACCTTTTTGTGAAGTTACTGGTACTATACTAGTAACATTTAAATCTACTGTATAATATTCAGTGTTTGATTTATCTGCAGAAACTACTGCATCAGCTAATGGCAAACCATAAGTTTGATATTGATCATCTCTTTTAGATTGAGGCACATTAGCACCAAGAATTAATAAATCTGTTGCAGCATCATTTGCTTCAGTTCTTATTAAGTCTTGTTTTTTTAAAAATAAAAAATTTAGTATATCCATGACATTGTTTTTTTAATTACACATATATCTATAATATACATAATAATAATATAAAAAACAAAATCCCAGATTATTAATCCGGGATCTTCTTACCTAAATGCCAAATATTCAATAAAAATAGTACACAAATATAAACAAAAAATCCCAACAAGTATAAACTCATTGGGATTTATCAGCCAGCGAAAACTGAGATTAAAAAGGAGTTGCTAAAGTATATATAATATTTTAATTACAGTATACTTTTTTACAATTTTTTTAACTCATTAATTCTTCTCTCTAAATAGACCTTAGCTTTTTCTAAGTCTTCTATTTCTTTTAACTTATCTTTTTTACCAGCTCTTGCAACATACTTGATAACATTACCTAAGTAAAAGTCTTTATCTAGATTCCATGCTTCAAGAACGTTGAATACTTCATAAGTATCACCAGCATTATAATGATCTGGTCTTAATGCTGTATTTTGTGTATATACTTTTGTTTCTTTAAATGCTGTACCAAATGGATCTATAGTTGCATCCACTCTGTATAACTCTTTATTAGCTGTGATGTTTTTGATTATTTCTTTACTCCTTTTATAAGTTGTTGAAGTTTCAGGTCTATTCATCATGTTTTTATAATCCTCACAAATCATTACCATCTTACCAAACTATTGCAACGTCATACTCACTAAGCATAAGCTTAATGCTTTCTTCTACTTCAATTACTTCAGCTCCTTTAATTGCATTAACTGAAATATAAACATGATCACCAGCTTTTACTCCAGATACTTCTTCACCTGTAGCAAACACTTCTAATCTTGTCCACTTTTTCATAGCTTCTTGCTCAATAGCAGCTTTATCTTTCTCAGTCAATTCAATTGCTGATTCTTTCATCTCTGGTTGGTTAACCAAGATTCTACGTCCTTTTAGACTCTTAAACACTGTACTCATACTCTTTGTTTTTTATTTATAACTTAACATTTCTACTTTAAGTTTGGGATAACTCTCATACCCTACCAACTTAAAGTCGGATAAAGATAGTGAATTAATTACACTATTAAAGTTTAAATTTGAAGGATTTTTAAAAAAAAGTTTAAACTTAGATTTATCAATTACTAGTTTACTCTCCCCATATAGATCTACATCACGCTTTAATTGTTCTGCTACAGCTTGCATTTGGTTATCATATATGTGCACATTCTTTAACTCACCCGTAACTTCTATGCATTGATATCCTGTAAGTATTTCTAATATATGTGCTAGTATAGTATAGAACATTATGTTCACCGGTGTACCTAAAAATATATCAGTAGATCTTTGATTCCATATAAGTCTAAATATATAAGTATCTCTTAATGGTTGGCACATTACCTGGAAAGAATAATGACAAGGAGGTAAACACATCTCCGGTAGATCAGCTGGGTTCCATGAGTTAACAATCATTGATGTTGACATTGGATTATTAATCATGGTAGAAACAAGGTTAAATAACTGATCAACTCCATTAGCGTTTCTCCACTGGTGTGGATAGATTTTACCCATATCATATACATGTGCCGGTAGCTTTTCAACAGAGTCATCTTCTTCAGAAAACTCCCATGCATTATATAAGTAATTAACCGTGTATTCATTATACTCTTTGAACCTTGCCCAGTCCTTATCCCAGAACCGCACTCCTCTTTTCCATAAATTTCTTATATCTGTAGAACCAGACATAAAAAATAATAACTCTGCTACTGCACCTTTAAAGTAGACTTGTTTAGTTGTTAACGCTGGAAACCCTTCACTAGGTTTACAATGTACTTCAGCTTTTGAAAGTTGTAATCTTTCAACACCTTCTCTGTTTGGATCCTGATATCTAAAACCTGATGTAGAAATCTTTTGTAGAAGTGTCTTGTACTGATAATCAAATATTGCCATAATTCCTTTTTAAAAACCTGTTACAAAAAATAAGCTCCAAGTTTTTATCTTAGAGCTTATAATAACAATCAAAATAATAAATGTGCCGTAAAAACATTCATTGGTCTTACAAATATAATAATTTATTCCAATTCCTTGTAATACCTATTAAAATTTTTTTCACTTAGTAAAGAATACTCTCCGGACCAATCACGTATAATATAGTCCCCGGTATTAACTCTCAACTCTCTATCCCCCGCATGTATCCACAATGCATGAAACTTTTTCTGATGATAATCTACCATACCTTCAAACTCATCTTTACTAGCAATCTGAATTGCCATCTCTTCTGTACCATCAAACTGTGTAGCCTCAACAGTTTTTGGTTTCTCTATATATAACTTCATACGCAATAGTTTACAATAAAAAAACCCAAGTAGTACTTGTTGATCAGACAAACTTACTTGGGGGTTGCTGCAGTTATATCAGACTTAACATGTATATCTAACTTTCCTGAGCAGAGAAGGCCAGAGAGTAAGCGAGCAGATCTTACGGTATGCCCTCCTGGCACATGACCTATAGATACTATCTACAGGGGAGAATGCTTTGACAAATATAAATAAAAAAACAAAATCCCCAAACATATGTCTGAGGATTCTCTTACCTAACCATTAACTTATAACTTTTAAATATTGATACACTACAAATATAAAAACATTGGTACAATACACGATAACTTTTGCGGGTTATTTTCACCCCAGGCGTGATGAATTTACGGCTGAAGAAATGGTGTAAGTAAGAGAGGGTGATGGGTCCTAAACCGCAAGCCCCCGGCCCTTGCTTCAAGACAGGGTACCCCCTATCTTTGCACAAAGACCTAGTGAGCTCTGCACATAGCTTCGCCAACTTTTACCTCTGGCAAAAAGTTACTCAGCTCTGTTTGCTCTCACTGAGCTTGGCATCCTGCTGTCTGCTTCTGGCATCCATCAGTCTGCTCTGCTAACCCTGAGGTAAACTTGAAATTATAAATTTAAAGTTATGAAGATAATAGTATCTACGGCTCCATTCAGCAAAAATGCTGATGCAACCTACGTTAGTGTTCTTAACAACAAAGTAAAAAACTTTGTTGTGAACAACAAGTATGCCGCGGGTGTCGGCATACCTGCGGGCACATTTGCCATTGTGGATTACACAATGGAAAAAAGCCCTTGCGGGAAGTTTGACAACATCAAACTTGCCCTCATTGCTAAAATCAGTTCCACTGATTACGCAAAGCTAGTGCTCTCTGAGGAATGATATCCTCAAGAGCATTAGCTCTTTTTTTTCTCTTGTAAACCTGAATAGCTCATGTAAACAATGCATACATAGGCAGGAGCTATGAACCCTATTTCTTCTAACCCTTAGCTTATAGAGATATAAATGTTAAACAATATAAACTTGAGAATATGAACAAGATAGTAAAAGTTGCTCTGAATGCAGCATTTAAACCGGAACAAGTAAACGCATTGATGGAAGTGATTGGTGCTACACCTAATCCTGAAATGGCAGCGGAAATCCTGTTAGGGATCTATGAAGAACCTGAGTTACTAAAGGTAGTAGATGACAGAGGGACAATTAAGACCTTGATCTCTGTTAACCATTGGGAAAACAATGTCTACTATGAGTATGAGGAGGAGAAAATGATCAGGTTCTATATCTTACCTGATCAAGACAAGTCTGAGGTAAACTTAGAAAACTATAAGCAGTTTGAGAAGGAGTGGAGAAGTGGGCTTGACTTACAAGGTATATCATTGCCTACAGGTGAAATAAGACACTGTAAAGGAAACTGTGATGTAGGTCAATGGCAACGGTTAACAAGTCCTAAAGTTAATGAGGGTGAGTTGACAATATGATAAAGATGAATAACAGGAATATACAAGTCCTGTTGTTCTCTTTATATACACCCTTTTTTTTCTAACCCTTAGCTTAAAGGGATATACAATGTTTAACTAATAAACTCATAAACGATGAAAGCAGTATTCAAGAACAGTTACCCGTCTAAAAACGGTAATGAAGTATTCGTGTTCAGATTGAACGGGAGTGCTGAAGAGTTGGAACAATATGTGACTGATAGTCCACGTATGCCTCAAGATGATGACGGAACACCGTTATTCATGACTACGTATCCAACTATCAACTATGCTGATAAAGCAGGTGTTGATGTGTACAGAAGTACAAAAGGGACTTATTCCCTGGAGAACTCTGAGATGAGACGTGCTGAGGCCCTAGCGAAAACTATGGGTGCTAGTTCTGAGTTCAGAAGTGCAGTAGTACAGCAAGTGATTGGGTCAGTGTTCAAGCTGACAACTAGCAATCCATTTGCTGCTGCTCCAGTAGCTAAAGCTGCTGAAGTTGCACCTTCTGACCTAGAGTCAGATGTAGTCGGGGAATAATAGTACCCGTTGAAAGATGTCCCGTTACACAGGGGAGTGAGAAGTCTTGGAACTCAATGTGTGAAAGTATTGCAGTAGTAATGTAGGAAACTATGTTACTGCTGTTTTTTTGCTCTGATACCCTTTTCTTTCTAACCCTTTGTTTAATACGGACTGTGTGCTCAATGTATACACACATACACGTGATGAAATGTAAATGAGTATAATTATTTATATATGTACTTGTCTACTTATTTACGCATAAACACATTATCATTATTATGTTGTGCAAGATATAATATATTCAGTCAGCATAAATAAGATTATACTTATATATTATATTGTGCTTGATATATTAATATATACTTGTCTCCACACGGTGGAGAAAGTAGACTCACTTGCTGATAATCAGGTAGTTAAGTTTTACTTATAATTAAAAATTATGGGTAAATGTGTGTTAATGTTAGTGGGGGTGATAAACTACCCACACTATTAAACCTTATTAAACACTACTTAAATCACTGATTTAGAGGATATATTAAGAGATATATGGCTAAATAAGATAGTGTATGTATCTATAAGTATTATTACTACTATTACTATTATTATTAGTATAACTACTATATATAAGATTAAGAGTATATTAGTATCCGGTTAATTTATAAATTCAACTAAAAACTATAAACAATGGAAGACTTAACAGTAAGATCTAAAACAGTACTTAATATTCTAGGTATTGAAACAGTAGAACAGTTAGTTGCTACTGAGTTACCTGAAATAGGGACGGTCTTAAGAACATACATGTTCTTTGATAGTATTAAATATACTAGAAAAGTAGATGAAGAATTAAGACAGATTATCAAGGATGCTATACAATAGTATCCGGTATATTTGTAAATTTATACTAATCAGTTATACCTGAACTAATGATGGTAACAGATTATATTATGTATCATAATAAAAGAAAAAAGCAATGTATCAGCCAATTCATTGCTAGTACTTATAGTACTCAAAGGCTAACACCTTATACTAGTTCAACGGGTGAAAAGAATACTAGTTAAATATTACCACAAGGTTTCAGGCATAAACTCTCATTCTGTAATATATTCATTTATGAAATGTTAAGCAGAGTTTGACTTGTGGTATTGTAATGTACCATTCTCACTTCCCAAGGGTGAGCAGTTGTAAATAAGTCTCAATAGTACAGAGCTTTTGCCCAATAGAAATATTGGTGCAGAGTGTATTGGTAGCTGAAAAATCCAATTTTACAACTGAGTACAGAGGGAATTACTCTCATCCAAGCAGGATATCATATGGAAAACATGCGGCTCATACCTACCTTAAGTGGACTATGCCTATGATATTATATAAGGATTGCAACCTTGTGAGAGTACACAATAGAAAGGCAGTGATATTCTGCGTATACCTGAGCATGTAGACAAACTGCTCTTATTAATGTACCATTCCTGATTCCCAAGGTCAGGCAGTTGTAATGTAAAGTAATTTAATTACCCAAGGAAGAAATACCTTGAAAGGATTAAATTATTGTAAGAGAGTAGGTAGC